ATACAGAGTAAGGGAGGAGGTGTGATTATGGGCGTGCCTGTTAAAGGTTATGAAAACTATATCGTCAATGAAGACGGTACCATTTACAGCCTCTTTACGAATAAAGTTTTAAAACCAAACATTATGAAAACAGGTTATCACACGGTAGAACTGTTTAACGATGCCGGTTCCAGAAGGTTGTCAATTCACAGATTAGTTGCGGAAGCATACATACCGAATCCTGCCGGACTACCACAGGTAAACCACAAGGATGAAAACAAAGCAAATAACAGCGTTGATAATCTGGAATGGTGTACCGCAAAAGAGAATATGAATTACGGTACTGCTGTAACTCGCAGGATTAAATCAACTGAATGGTTTTATCAGAGCAAAAGAATGAAAGATATGGCAAGAGCAAACGGCAAGGTTGTGTGTAAAAGAGTTATGCAGTTTACAAAAAGCAATGAATTTATTGCCTGTTATGAATCTGCAAAACAGGCTGCTACATTATTAGGAATTAACGCTTCACACATTGGTGAGTGTTGCAAGGGTAAAAGATACAAGACCGTAGGCGGTTTTGTATGGCGATATGAAAGGGAGTGATTATCATTGGAGTTCCTGTTTTAATCCTCGGTGCATCCGGCAGCGGAAAATCTGCCAGCCTGCGCAATTTTGAACCAACAGAAATTGGTATATATAATGTGGCAAGTAAACCGTTGCCGTTCCGGAAACAGATGATGCTGGTGAACCATGTGAACTATGACCGGATTACGGCCGGCCTTAAGTCTAACAAGCTCCGGTGCTATGCCATTGACGATAGTCAATATCTCATGGCGTTCAGCCTCTTTGACCGGGCGAAGGAAACCGGGTATCAGAAGTTTACGGATTGCGCTCTGAATTTTTATAACCTTGTACAAACTGTTATTAACAATACCAGCAAGGACACCGTGGTGTATTTCCTTCACCATACCGAACGTGATGACAGCGGGCATATTAAGGCGAAGACGTCCGGCAAGATGTTAGACAACCAGCTGACGCTGGAAGGATTATTTTCCATCGTGCTGTTATGTGAAACTGATGGCCAGCGCCATTGGTTCACGACACAGAGCGATGGATTTACTACAGCAAAAAGTCCGATGGAGATGTTTGAACCACAGATCCCAAACGACTTAAAGATGGTAGATACCACCATCAGAAATTATTACGGTTTTAACAATGTAGACAACAAGGAGGAAATTGAAAATGTTTAAACCCAAAGATTATGACAACGTTAAAACGGTAGACGAATTTGAACAGATCGAGCTGGGTGGTCACTACATGACCATCATGAAGCTGGCAGAATCGAAAAACAAAAACGGCGGCGATATGATCATCGTTGCGTTTGATTTTGACCAACGGGATAAACAGACTGGCTATTTCAAAACCATGTTCCTGGATGATGTGCGGCCGGATAAGAAATGGCCGTTCCAGGGGACACAGTATATCAACGTGCTGGATAACCGCACCGGGAACTGCAGCCGCAACTTTAAAACATTCTGCACCTGCGTAGAACGTAGCAACCCGGGATTCACCATCGACTGGGATGCCAAGGACTTTGGCGCGCAGTTCAAAGGCAAGATGATTGGCGGGGTGTTCGGCAAGGTTGAAGAAGAGTACAACGGCAAGAATTCCTTCCGTGTACGGCTGCGCTGGTTTACCGATTACAAAACTGCCGGCAGTGTTAAAGTACCGGACACCAAACTTCTGCCTACCAATACGCCTGCACCTGCTCCCGCTCCGGCACCTGCACCGGAAAATGATGATCTGCCGTTCTGATGCAGATCCAGGTAGATTCCAGAGAACATGCTTCAGAGTGGGAACGTATCAGTAAGCAGCTGGATAAACTTGGCGTGAAGTATTTCCGGTCGAAACTGTATGTCGGCGACTATCAATCATTAGATAATGCCCGGCTGGTTATCGACCGGAAAAAAAATTTGCAGGAATTATGCGGCAATGTTTGCCAGCAGCATGAACGGTTCAAAAACGAACTGAAGCGGGCACAAGAGGCCGGGATTCAGATCATATTTCTGGTGGAACACGGCAGCGGGGTCCGTGATCTGGCGGACGTTTACTTCTGGGAAAATCCCAGGCTAAAGTACACGGACATCCGGATTGTGGACGGACGGCCGCGCCGGGTCCAGAAATCACCAAACGCCATTACCGGCAAAACGCTGTTTAAGACATTGGAAACAATCAGCAGACGGTACGGCGTTCGGTTTGAGTTCTGCACTAAGGCCGAAACGGGAAAAAGGATAGTAGAACTGCTGGGCGGTGACGGAAGTGACAAATAACAAAGAAAAAGGTTTTGTTCTTCTGTGGCGCTCAATGATGGAAAATAAAGTCCTGGATGACGGAACAGCTCCTTTTGATAAGTTCCATGCATGGTGTGACCTAATATGCATGGCCAACCATAGGGACTGCACTATTTACGAATACGGAAAGCCAGTAACCATCAGGCGTGGACAGCGCAAAACGTCCATTTACAAGCTGTCTACTCGATGGCGCTGGGATAGAAAGACGGTATCCCGCTTCTTGTCTGTGTTGGAGTTAAATAACATGATTTCCACAGAAAGGACTGCCAAAGGGACTACTATAACGATAGTAAAATACGATACTTACAACAATTCGTGGTCTACTGGTGGGACTACTAAAGGGACTACGGTAGGGACTACGGTAGGGACACAAACAAATAATGATAAGAATAATGAGGAAATAAAAAACCTTTCCCCCTGGGGCGGTGAGTACGAATGAACAAAGCGAACATTGGCCTGCTGGATGAGCAGGAAATCAGGCGGACAATCGGCCTGCTGTTCCCGGACAATAAGATATTTGAAATTCGCGTATTGGGGGAAAACTTTACGCTGAGCGGTTACTTTAATAATGCCGATACGCTGTTAAAGGCATTTGATACGGTGGATCTGCGGAAGACCAACGTGTATATGACGCTGCAGACACTGAACAAACAATGCTATGCCAGGAGCCAGCGGGACAGATTCGTGCGGAAGGCAAAAGCTTCGACGTCCGATACTGACATTGAGGGCTATAATTGGCTGTTCATTGACATGGACCCGGAGCGGATCAGCGACACCAGCAGCACAGATAAGCAGCTACAGATGTCATTTGAAAAGGCGAAGGCCGTGGAAAAGTATCTGGCCGACCAGGGATTCAGTAAACCAATAAAAGCCATCAGCGGAAACGGGGCTCACTTGCTTTATCCGATACGGATTAAGAATGATCCGGAAGGCATCCAGATAATTAAGAGTTGTCTGGAGGCCATCGCCGAACGGTTCACAGATACTGGAGTAAAGATTGATACCGTTAACTTTAATCCGAGCCGAATCTGTAAGCTGTATGGGACGTTGGCCCAGAAGGGAAGCAACAGTGCAGAGAACCCGTATCGGATGAGCCGGATAGTAGATGTGCCGGAAAAGTTACAGGCGACACCAAAAGAGTTGCTGATGAAAGTTGCTGGCAGTGTAACGGTTCCGCAGCCAGTCCAATATGATGAGCGTGTAAAAGATTACCGCACATTTGATATCGAGGACTGGCTTCGCGAACATTATCCCCATTATAAGAAAACTAAGTTTAAAGATGGTGCCACAAAATTTGTCCTGGATGAATGTCCATTTAACCATAACCACCGTGCGCCTGATTCGTTTGTTGTATTGCAGAACTCCGGAGCCATCGGTTTTAAGTGTTCGCACAACAGCTGCCGTGATAAAACATGGCGTGACTTCCGGCTGCTGTTTGAACCTGATGCATATAACTATTCTGACCAGATGGATCGTGATATCCAGCTGGGTTGGGAAAGGCATAACAGGTTAAAGAATCAAAAGGAAGTCCCCGGTCATGTATTGGATGCCAGTCATCCTGATCCGGAAGCTCCGGTGCTGTTATCAGTTCAGGATATTGAAAACATTAAGGAACCGGAAAACGAATATATCAGGACGGGCATAACGGAGCTGGACAAAAGTATTAAGGGTTTACAGAAGGGATGCGTCTCTGTGTTGTCTGGCCTCCGTGGAGCTGCTAAGTCCACCATCCTTAGTCAGATAATGCTGAATGCAATAAACGATGGTAATACTGTCATCTGTTACTCAGGCGAATTGTCCAGCAAGAACTTCTGGCGATGGATGGCGCTGCAGGCTGCTGGTATTGATCACATTAAGCAAGTTGGTAAATATAACAGCTATGTGGTTGAAAGTCTGGAAACAAAGCAAAAGATTATCAACTGGATTGGAGATAAGTTTTGGCTGTGGAATAACAATTACGGGAACCGGTTCACTGATCTGGCGGCCGTGATAGAGGAAAAGGCCAACGAAAAGAAAGCAGATCTGATTGTCATTGACAACCTGATGGCGCTGGAAATTGAAGGCGGATCAGATAAATATGATGCCCAAACGAACTTTGTATGGACGTTGAAAAATATTGCCAAAGTTTGTAATGTCCATATCCTGTTCGTGGCCCATCCAAGGAAGGCTGTTGGATTCCTCCGGCTGAACGATATTAGCGGCAGTGGAAACATAAGCAATATTGTAGATAATGCTTTTATTATCCATAGAAACAACACGGACTTCGACAAAGCAATAACAGAACACCTGAAAAATGAGAAGTATAAACATATTGCTGAAGGTTGCACCAATGTAATTGAGATATGCAAAGACCGGGAAAACGGAACCCAGGATAAATATATAAGTTTATGGTATGAGCCGGAAACAAAACGGCTAAAGAACAGCAGCAGCGTTTTGGATTACGTTTATTACGGATGGGAAACGGACCCGCCAAAGGTTGATATACCGCTCACGGATGACGATAACCCATTCTAAGGAGTGATGAATATGAAGGAGGCAAAAGCAATATACCGGGACACGTTCTATAACGTCAGCCCAGAAGATTCCGACCTGTGGATGGAACTGTTTATGCTGGCTGACAGAATGGATCCTGAGCTGGCGGCTATCCTGCAATACCTACGCAATACCGGCACCCGGCTGGTAAAGGATGCCAAATGGGGATATAAGCTGGTTCCGTTTGTGGGTGACGAGGGCTGGAGCAGCATGGCAGAGTATAAACGGGAATCGGCAGCATTGAAACCATATAGGAGCCAGCTGATTATTTGTTTGAGGAAACTGGAGGGATAACCATGGCACGAGTAATACAGAAAATCTATAGATTATGTTATGTCCAGGATAACATCCTGTACTTTACCGACGATTTTGATAATTGCTGGGGCGACGACTGGAATGATAGGCCGTATGAATATAACGCAGAACCACCCTATGAATGGATAGACGAATGGACGCCAGAGAAGAACCGGGAACACGGACATACTCATATCAA